ATTGCCGATCTGCTCTCCCAGTGCTCCACCTTGCAGCTGGAAGCACGCCGCGCTGGGCAGTACCACATCGCCCTTGGGGCCATCAATACGGCAGCCAAGCTGGCCCAGCTCTGCTCATGAGCATCCTGGCCACCGGGGCTGGTGGTTGCGTGCTGCAGCCCCCTGTCCCGCCTCGGCCGGCCACCATCGTTGATGACACGGATGCCCTGATCGCTCGCATCCGTGCCGACCTCAACCCAAGCCAAGTCAAGGCCTACGACGTTGAGCACCTGTCAGAGATCGCTACGGGTGACGAGCACTCGATTCACAGCATCCCAGAGATTGGCATCAGCGCAGGGTATGGATGCGTGGCCGGTGAAACCCTGATCAACGGCACCCCGATTGAGCAGCTGACAGCCAGTCCCATCAGGGTGCAGACGCTTGCCGGCCCGGCTTGGGCTACTCCTGCCTATCGCAAAGGAGTTGCCCCACTCTTTCGGGTTCGGACTTCAGCAGGACAAGAAGTTCTGGTAACCAAAGCCCACCGTTTTCTGACGCCGTCTGGCTGGCAGGAACTAGGCCACCTGCAGCCAGGTGCTCTGATTGCTGTCTGTGGTAGTGGGCATGGGCATCAGACCCAGGGAAAAGCCACAGATTGGCGTGCCGCTGATCACGGGGCGACTCGTTCATGTGGTGAATTACCCAGCCCTTGGGCAGCTTTCGCCCTAGAGCAAGCTCGACCGTGCGCCGAGCCCAATACTTGCCGCAGTCCCGATCCTTGGCATCAACACGCCCCTTGCTCATCGGGTTCACATCGCCCGGTTGAGCGCCGCGAGGCTTCAGCCCCACCTCCTGCTGCAGGAACGTCCGCATCGTTCCTTCATGCACCCCGAAACGACGGGCCATCTCCCGGACCCCAACCGCATCCGTGGTGTAGTCAGCCACCACATGATCGCGGCAGTCATGAAGCCGCTCGATGCCCGTGGTGTGCTGGCTGGGGTTTTGGATTCCGGCATCGTCCATGGCTTGGCGAAGGCGGCCTGCCTGAACCCCATAGACATCTTTCAGGTACGACAGCGAGTAGCCCCGTCCATAGTCGTGGCGGCACTGCTGCTGCTGTTCTGGCGTCAGCATGTCCCACGGACCACGACGGGTGGTCAGCACACGCTGAGCCTTCAGATATCGCAGAACGGTGCCATAGCTGCGCCCCGTCTCGCGGCAGATCTCTTTGGCAGACAGACCCTGAGCGTGCATGTCTGCAATGGCCTGCTGCTCAGCCTCCCGGCACTGACTTGACCCCATGGCTACAACCTATTGAGTCTTTCCAGTATACATGGGCAGCCGTGGAAGATGTGCGCTATGTGCGCACGGATGCCTTCTACGATCTGCACGTCCCGATCTGGAACCACTACGAGGCTCACGGGATCCTGCACCACAACTCGGGCAAGACCTACTGTGCCCACGCTGTAGCCGTAAAGCTGTCCCTGCTGAATCAGGGCTTCACCGGCTGCGTCCTGGAGCCCACGGGCGACATGGTGCGCCGGATCTGGGTGCCGAAGTTTGAGGACTTCCTAGATCACTACCAGATCCCCTACACGCCTCGCTATTCGCCCTACATTCAGCACATACTGCACCTGCCGCAGGGCGATGCAACTGTTCTGGGGCTAAGTTTCGAGAATAGTTCAAGAATCGTGGGCGACGATTGGGCATGGGCCCTGGTCGATGAAATTGATACCGTAAAGACGCATCTTGCTCAGCGTGGTTATGACAAGGTGCTAGGCCGCATCCGGGTCGGGAACTTCCAGCAGCTGCACTGCTACTCCACCCCTGAAGGCTTTGGCTTCCACTACCAGACCTACGGCACTGAGAAAGCCCGCCAGGGCAAGCGGCGCGTGCTGCTGCGGATGCGCACCGCCGACAATGCCCACAACCTGCGCCCCGGCTTCATTGATGATCTGCTGAGCCGGTATACAAAGGAGCAGTGCAATGCCTATCTTGAAGGCATTTACCAGAACCTGACGACGGGCAGCGTCTATGACAGGTTCGACCGCCATAAGCACGTCCGTGAGCTGCCGCTACTCCTAGACCGCTTTGGCCGGCCGTTCCAACAGCAGACGCAAGGCCGCCCGTGTGATGACGAGACGATCTTGGCGGGCATCGACTTCAATATCCAGAACACGAACGCGGTCCTCTTCGTGCGCCGTGGCGAAGACTTCTGGGCCTTTGATGAGGTAGCCGGCGCCCATGACACCGACGACCTAGGCCGGCAGATCCGTGAGCGCTACCCGGACCACCGCATCCTGATGTACCCCGATGCCAGCGGTGCCAAGCGCACGACCAATGCCACCCGGTCAGACGTGGCGATCCTGGAGAGCTACGGGCTGAGCAACATGGCACCCAGCGCCAACCCGCCCGTGAGAGACAGGGTGGCAGCGGTGCAGGCGCTGTTGGAAAACGGCAAGGGTGAGACGCATTTATTCCTCACGCCTAACTGCCCTAAAACCATCGAAGACCTGGAACTGCAGAGCTACACGGACAAGGGTGAGCCCGACAAAGAGTCAGGCCACGACCACCGTTGTGAGTGCGTTGGCTACGTGTGTCACCGGGTGAAAGCCGTGGAGAACGCGCAGGCCGGGCGGAAGGTCGGCAGCATCCGCCTGTACTGAGCCGGGGCAACCTATCCAAAAGCTCTGAATCATGGCCGCTGGATACTTGTTGCCAAGTCGCTATCAAGCCTCCGGCATCATCGCTGCCCCAGGCACCACGGCCGCCAGCGTCAACGATTGGCAGGTCTGGCAGCCTTCCGCCGCATGGACACGGCAAGAGCCCCGCTGGCGGCTGATCGAGGCCCTCCACGGTGGGACCCTCGGGATGCAGGGCGCCGGGACAACCTGGCTGCCGCAGGAGCCCCGCGAATCAGGCGAGTCCTACCAGCGCCGGCTCAAGGGATCTGTCTGCCCGCCGTACCTGCAGCGGATGGAGTCCATGCTGGCCGGGATGCTCACCCGTGTCCCGCTCAAGCTGGACGGCGTGGTGGATCAGATCCTCGAGCATCTTTACGACGTTGACCAGCAGGGCAACGACCTTCAACGCTTCCTCGGCACCCTTGCCCGCAAGGCCCTGCGCTGGGGCCACATGGGCATCCTTGTGGACTACCCGGCTGACATTGACGGCACACCTAGCCCCCGGCCCTACTGGATCGCCTACGAGCCCCGGCAGATCATTGGCTGGCGCACGGAAACCGGAGGCAACGGGGGCACGCTGACGCAGCTGCGGCTGTACAACACCTACACCGCGCCCTATGGCGACTTCGGTGAGGAGCAGGTGGAAGAGGTGCGGGTGCTGGAGCCTGGGGCGTACCGCGTGTTCACCCGCCGCGCATCCAAGGGCCAGGACTGGGTGGAAACCGCCAACGGCACCACCACGCTGGATTACATCCCGTTCGCGGTGGCCTACAGCGAACAGGTGGGCACCCTTGAGTCCCGCCCGCCGCTGGAGGAGATCGCACACCTCAACCTGCAGGCATACCAGCGCAGCAGCGACCTGGCCAATCAGTTGCACCTGGCCGCCGTGCCCCGGCTGATGATCTTCGGCGCCAGTGCCGAGATTGAAGAGATCGAAGCCGGCCCCGAGGCCGCGACCACCTGGCCCGTGGATGCCCGCGCTGAGTTTATTGAACCGGCCGGCACGTCCTATCAGTACCAGTTCCAGCACCTGGAGCTGATCCAGCAGCAGATTGCGCAGCTGGGGCTTGCCACGGTGATGCCGCAGAAGCTCGCCGCGGAAACGGCCACCAGCAAGGCCATCGACCGCAGTCAGGGTGATGCGGCGCTGCAGGTGTTCGCGCTGCAGCTGCAGGACTGCATCGACAACTGCTTGCAGTTCCATGCCGACTATCTCGGCCTGCCCGCCGGCAGCTGTGAGCTGTCCCGCGACTTCCTCGCCCAGCGCCTGGATCCCACCGAGGTTGCCCAGCTCATTGCCCTCAACCTGAACGGCAGCATCACGCAGGAGAAGCTGCTGAGCCTGCTGGACAAGGGCGGATGGATGGGCGATGAGTTTGAGCTGCAGGAGGAACTGCAGGCCACCGAGGCGCAGCAGCAGGCACGGATGCAGCAGCAGGAGCAGATGCTCCAGGCAGGCATGAACGAGCTGCCGCAGTAGGCAACCTACGGGGCACACCAGCCCTGTGGGCATGTCTGAATCATCCGCTCCTGTGGAGCAAACCCCCAGCACCGACACCGCTGCCGAAGAACTGGAGCGCCTACGCGCCAAGAACCGCGAACTCCTGGACGAGGCCAAGAAAGCCAAGGCCAAGGCCGCTGCCGTCCCTGATGGCGTGGACGTTCAAGAGCTGATCGAGTTCCGCCGCCGCACCGAACAGGCCAAGCTTGAGGAACAAGGCAACTTCGCGGAGTTGAAACTCCAGCTCCAGAACCAATACGACAACGACACCGCAGCCCTGAAGCGCGAGATCGAGCGGCTACAGGCCAGGATCCGTGATCTGGAGCTGATCAGCCCCGCATCCTCTGAGCTGGCCAAACACGTCCATGATCCTGATGACGTGTTCAAGACCGGCCGACTGAAGCCTGAGCAGATCGAACACGGCGCCAGCGGGCCCGTGGTGGTGAATGGCCTGGAGCGGATCCCCATTGCTGACTGGGCACGCGCCAACCTCCCCCGCCACTACCTGAAGGAACCCCAGGCCCGTGGCACTGGCGCCCCTGTGGGCGGCAGCGTTGCCACATCCCTCCCCACCGGCACCAATAACCCGTGGGTGCGGGCGTTCTACAACCTCACCGAGCAAGACCGCCTGGTGCGCATCAATCCGCTGCTTGCCGCTCAGCTCAAGAGCGAGGCAGACGCTATCAATGCGCGTGGCTGATTCCGTGGCACACTATCTGTAACTGGGCCGGCTGTGCCGCCCGCAGGCTTGTGGCCATCCGTTCCCCATCCCGTAGAGAGCAATGGCTTTCACCTACCGGGCGGACGCTCAGATCCTCAATCCGTTCTCGGACTACATCTCTGAGCAGACCACCCTTCGCAGTGCATTCCTGACCAGCGGCCTGGTTGACACCAACCCCGTCATCAGCGCCAACATCACCAAAGGGGATACTTTCCAGATCCCCAACTGGAACGCCAACCTCGGCGGCACCCTGCAGGTTCCCGCTGAGGGCGTGCAGGCCACCGTCAACAAGCTGGGCAGCACCAAGCAGACCGGCGTCGTTTACCACGCCATCCAGGCATGGGGCGCCAGTGAGCTGGTGAAGCTCGCCGTGGGTTCCAACAACGACCCCATGCTGGCCATCGGCGCCAAGGTCGCCCAGTACGTCGCCAACGCTCAGCAGGCCCGTCTGCTGTCCACCCTTAAGGGCTTGTTTGGCGTCCCTGGCACCAGCAACAGCGCCTATGCCCTCACCAGCATGAGCATTGATGCCGGCGGCAGCGGCGAGACCGATTTCTCGGTTTCCCACGTCGTCCGCGCTGACCTGCTGCTGGGCGAGGATGCCGACAACTACGGCATCATGGTCGTCCACCCTGACATCTATGCCTACCTGCGGGTGCGCGAGATGATCAACTACGTGAACGCCAAGGAGCTGCCTGGCATCACCGCCAGCACCATCGCTGCTGGCAGCATCACTGCCAGCAACGCCGTCAACGGCGACTTCTCCGGTGCCTTCACTGGCGAGTCCACCGTGCCCGTGTTCGGCAGCAAGCGGGTCATCGTTTCCGATGATGCTCCCCGTGCTGGTTCGCCCGGTTCGTACAAGTACGGCACCTACGTCTTCAAGCCTGGCGCCATCGGCATGGGCTACCAAGCTCCGGTGCGTACCGAGACCGACCGCGACATCCTCACCAGCGGTGGTGAAGATGTGATCAAGGTGCAGTGGGACCAGTGCTTCCATGCGCTGGGCACTTCCTACGCGGGCGCTGCCAACCCCGGCGCGTCTGACCTGGAAGCCTCGGCCTCATGGACCAAGGTCTTCGACAAGAAGAACATCGGTGTGGCGAACATCGTCAGCACCTGCCCCCTGTACGGTTGAGGTAACTGACCATGGCTGGACAATTCCAACTTGAGGAAGGGATCAGTAGCCGGGCTCTGTCCGGCAAGACTGTCACCGCTGCCTCCAACGCAGATACGGTCCTTACCGCTGCGCAGATCATCGATGGCATCGTCACCATGACGCCTGCCTCGACCGACAAGACGATCACCACCCCCACCGGGGCTGAGATCGTCACGAGCCTGGGCTCCGGCGTGCGCGTTGGCACTTCCTTTGAGGTGACCATCGTCAACGTCGCTGCTGCCACCCGTGCCATCACCTTCACCGCTGCCGCCACTGGCGTCACGCTGGGTGGTGTGGCTGGCATGGCCACCGTTGCTGCGGCATCCTCGGCCACCTACGTGGGCGTGGTAACTGCCGTGGGCACCCCTGCGGTGACCTTCTACCGCAAGGGCGGCTGATGGGTCTGACCGCTTTCCGGCGGCACAAGATTGAGGCTGCACTCTCTGCCACCCAGGCAGAGGCTGCGGCCTCTTTCCCTATGGAGCCGCAAGCTGATCCGGTGGAGGATCGGCAACCTAAAAGACAACCACGCAGGCGGCGCTTGATCGCCAAGGACGATCATGAGCGATGAAGGCATCCATTTCTTAGGCACCGACCGCTTGCCTAAGACGGTTGGCGTTGATAACCGGCTGCCTGTTGCCGTCTCGGGGCTGGAGATTCCAGATCATGACTACATTGCCCTGTCCTACACCGGCAGCAACCTGACTGGTGTGGTCTACAAAACGGGCGGGTCTGGTGGCACCACGGTGGCCACGTTGACGCTGGCCTACGACGGCAGCAACAACCTCACGTCCGTCACCAAGAGCTGAGCCATGGGCGTCAAGTACGTTTTCAACCCCACGACGGGAAACCTGGACGCCACCAGCGTTGAGTCTCCTGCTGGCTCTGATACGCAGGTCCAGTTCAACGACGGCGGCAGCTTCGGCGGTGATTCGGGCCTGGTCTTCAACAAGACCACGAACAAGCTCACGGCGGGCGGCGACATTGAGCTAAATGACGGCGGCAGCTTCACCACCACCGTGCAAACGGTGACGCCAACGGCCAACCGCACCATCAGCTTCCCCGACGCCACGGGCACCCTGGCCTTGGTGGGCGGCTCCAGCACGCAAGTGCTCTACAACGCCAGCGGCGCCTTAGCCGGTATCAGCACCCTCACCTTTGACGGCACCACGCTGACCACGGCGGGGCGCTTCGTCAACAGCTACACCAGCATCGCCAGCACCCCGGCCAAAGCCTTCACCGGCACTTGGTTCACTGGCGGTTCGGCTACAACGACGAAGCCTCACCTGCTCATTGAGCCTTCGGGCACCACGTCTACAGCGTGGAGCACCAGTGGCACCGGCCTGGGCGTCAATGCGGCGAGTGGGTTTGCTGGGAACCTAATCGACTTGCAAGTGAATGGCGTCCGCAGGGTCGCTGCGAGTGATACAGCGATCTCGCTAAATCCAAGCGCTGCCGGTGGCGCGACCATAGGAATGGGGTTCGGTGGATCTAACTGGATGCTGTTTGACTACAACATCCAGGCGTTACAGGTGAACCAGACGCTTGAACTGGTAAACAGAAATATCAAACTTAGCACCTCCACTGGCACCAAAATCGGCACCGCCACCACGGAAAAACTGGCGTTCTACAACGCCACGCCAGTGGTCCAACCGGCGGCCGTGGCTAATGCGACGGATGCTGCCAGCGTCATCACTCAACTCAACCTGCTGCTGTCCCGGCTGCGGGATCTCGGCCTCATCGCTACCTGACCGCCATGACCCTCACCATCACCCTCGACCACCCCCGCTTCGTGGATGGCTTCATCGAGGCCGCCAACCGCAACGGCACCACCGCCGAAGCCCTCGCCCTGGAGCTACTGGAGGCCCAAGGCAAGAGCTATGCCGACCTCTTCCGCGTGGGCGTCATCACCTCTGCCGCCTTCATCGCTCGCTTCACCCCCGCTGAGTACTCGGGCATCCTCGCCGCCGCCGAGACCGATGCCACCGTCGCCGGCCTCCTCGCCACCCTCCTCGCGGAGCCCGTGGTCAACTTCGACGACCCGCGCCTGGAGCCGGGGCTGCAGCAACTCGTTGAGGCGGAACTGCTGGAGGCTGATCGCGTGGCTGAGCTGCTGAGCTACGAGCGGCCCCAGGCTGGAGGTGGCGCATGACGTTAGTGGTGCAGAAGCCATCCGGCGCCAAGCTGCTGATGCGCCAGACCTGGGCACCAGCTGACACCGACGCAGCCGCCTACATCGCCGCCGTCGAAGCCGCAGACGGCCAGGCGCTGGAAGAGAAGACGCGCAAAGCGATTGACGACTTTGTGCTGGGGTGCAAGCAGGACGGCATCTGGAGCGCCATCAAGGCGTCGTGCATCCTGGCGGGAGCGCGGACGCTGACAGGCGCTTTGGTGCCGTTGGTGGGGGCGGCGCCGACGAATAACAACTTTGTCTCTGGTGATTACAACCGGAAGACGGGGCTTATCGGCAATGGCTCTACGAAGTACCTCAACAGCAATCGAGCCGCGAACGCAGACCCTACCTCAAACTTTCACGCAGCGGTCCAACTGTCCACCGTGGGGACTGGGGACAGCCGGTACATTGGCGCCTATAGCGGACCGGGCACGGCAGACGACTTTCTCAGTGTTCTCGGCGACCTCAGGAATCGCTCTGTGGACACTCCCTCCAATGTGACCGTAGCCGCCGGGCTGTACGGCACAGCTAGAACCAGCAGCACTGCTTTTACAGTTAGAAGCAATGCCAATACCGTGACCGGCCTGACCTCTACGGCGGTGGCGCCTGGCTCTCAAAACCATTTTGTTTTTGCTCAGAACGACCGAGGGTCTGCCTTCACGCCCGTCAACAGCCGCCTCGCCTTCTACAGCATCGGCGAGAGCCTCGACCTCACACTCCTCGACGCCCGCGTCACCCAGCTCATCACGACCTTCGCAGCGGTGATCCCATGACCCAGCCACTGACACAAGCAGTCACTGCCGCTAGTGGCGCTCTGGAGGTGCTGCGATGAGCTGGCTCGTTTCCACACGGCAGTACATCCCCGCCGTCATCGGTGAAGCATGGGGTGGCGGCTACTTTGCCGGCTACATCAGCCACACCGCTGACGGCAACCCTACTCATGCGCTGATCGTGGCGCCGAGGGCAACTGGGGCGACTGGCACCGGCTACACGTTGACCAGCAACCTGCAATGGAAAACGTCGCAGACTTCCACCGCCAACACCGCCAGCACCTTTGACGGTGTTGCAAACACTGCTGCAATGGTGACAGCCGGTATTGCGGCCCACCCTGCAGCTCAGTTCTGCGTCAACCTCAGTATTGGCGGGCACACTGATTGGTATCTTCCTAGCTCCCTCGAACTTGACATTGCTTACTTCAACTTGAAGCCAGACACCACGGCGAATAACGTGTCTTTCGGCGTTAATCCTTATGCCGTGCCGAAGCGAGATATGGCCTACACGTCAGGCAGCCCCGGCCAGACCGCAATCGCTGCATTTAATACGTCGTCACAAGCATTTGTAGCTGGCACCCACTGGACATCGACGCAGGCAAGTAATCCGGCAGCGACCCGCATTGATCTCAATACCGGAGGACGAGTCATCGCAGACAAGGACATTTCCTACCGCGTCCGCGCCTTCCGCCGCATCGCCCTCTAGCGCCACAAGCGTCCCCGACTAATGTCTGAGGCCAACCTGCCCGATCAGATCGAGGTTTTCCTCCGTAACGCCCTTAGCCAGAAGCGCCTGGAGGATGAGCTGGTGCAGGATGCCCTCAAGGCCCTGCGTCAGACCCTCGCCGGCATCCAACGCACGCTGGACACCTCGGGCATCATGTCGCCCGGGCCGGGCCGTGATGAGCAGATCCGGCGCCTTGTCACAGCCGTCGCCAACAGCGTGCAGCGATCCTGGGGCGTGCCGCAGATCGAGGCCCTGC